CAAGCACCTATGCAGCAAATGGGTCAGTTCCCTGCACCTCCCGCCGCATCTGCTCCTCAACAGTCCCAGGATTTCTGGGGTACTTTTAAGGAAGTAATGGATCGTGATCCTGCTAACGCCTGGCGCATTATCAACCAAGCTCCTACTCAAGCTGTTGCAAACAAACTGTTTGTGATGGAGTGAGGCCATGCGGAATCGTCTTAAGTATGGTGTACCCATTGCCGCTGGCTTAGCCACAGGTGGGTACGCCCTTTCTCAAGGTGAAGATCCTGGTTCTGCTGGACTAGCTGCAATTGCAGGTGGTCTTGGTGGAGCAGCAGGTTTGTTGGGTGCTCGTAATTTTGCCTTGGCTGGTAAGTATGGTGGAGCACTAGCACAAAAAGGGCAAAATGTTCTTGGTGGCCTTGAAGATCGCCTAGCCCGTGCAAGTTACGGTGCAAAAAATGATCTTGTTTCAGACGCCTTGCTTAATGCTGCTAGTGCTACTGGTGCTGTCGCCAATCAAGTTACACCACGTAACATTGGAAAGGTGATGGCCGCAGGCGCAGTTCCTGCTTCTGCTGGCTTAGCTGGCTTAGGTGGTGTTGCCCTTGGTGGTGCAATTGGCGCGACTGGTATGCCTGGCTTCCAGCAACAAGGAATTGTTGATCCCGAAGCTTATCAATCTAGTAACATGCCTGGCACTCGCCAGTCTATCCCAACGCTTCAATATCGTTGATTTACTTAGTAAATTAGCGCCTGCTAAAATTTATGTTAGATAAGACACTAGTGTCTGAATCTTTCCCCGATAAAATAATCGCCCACTGCGACACTGGAGGATAAAAGAAAGTGTTTCTTGATACAGATTTTCCTAAAATTCTGGGCGCGGAACTTTACCGCCTTCACCCTGCTTACATCTGCGAGATGGCAGTAGAGCCCGTGGTTGTCCACGACTTTACTTCCCAGCCTGGCCAGACTGTTCAGCTCGACCGCTACAAATTCTGGGGCAGCCCTGGTACTAAGGACAGCCGCGAACGCATCGCTGACCAGACCATCGGTACCGCCAACAGCCGTAACATCACCAAGGAGAAAGTCCTGGTGGTGCTTAAGGAATACACCGGTCCTGCTGACCCCGGCGATCCGACTCAGCCTAGCACCTTTAAGATTGCTCGTGAAACTCTGATTACCGCCCAGCGCATGCTGCTGGACACCGGTAACCTGAACATGTTCCACCAGAGCATCGGTTCCTTGACCCTGCTCGACGACTATCGCCGCTGGCGCGACCGCGTCTTCCTTGACGAACTGTCCAAAGCAGAAGCCAATGGACCTGCTTCTTCTAGCCAAGGTGGTTACTACTTCGCTGGTAACAAGGCTAAGAACCCTGTGTACTCTGCTGATGAGTACACTGCTAACGTTCAGCAGTTCCAAGTACGTACCGACCTTCTGACCGTTGTTAAGGACCTGCGTAAGCGCAACGTTCCTACCTTTGCTGATGGTCTGTATCGTTGTATTTGCGATCCTTCCTTCATGATGCACCTGCGTCGTGACCCGGACTTCCGCGAGATCGCACGTTACAGTGGCAACCCTGGTCAAGGCATGTACATGGGTAACCCCATGATGCCTAACAACGCTAGCTTCTTCCAAGGCCCTCAGGCTGGTCAAGGTTATTTCCTTGCCGGCGAACCTGTGATGCCTACTGGCGTTCAGTTTGAAGGTGTGAAGTTCTTCGAGTCCACCAACTTCCCAACCAAGACCCAAGCTGCTACCCTGGGCGCTACCCCCGGCGCAGGTACCTACGAAGTTGCCCAAGGTTACTTCTTCGGTCCTCAAGCAGTTGGCGTTGGTATTGGCGGCCCGAACGCTCAAGTCCTCATCAATAACAACGATGACTTCAGCCGCTTTATCATCCTGATCTGGCAACTGTATGCTGGTTTCGAAATCCTGAACAAGGACTTCATCACCACTGCGTTCAGCTTCCTGCAAGACGACGGCACTGTCTGATAAAAAATAAATTACATTAGGAGGAATAAATGTCCTATCTTTCAGCTAAAAAAATCTATCCCGGCAACTGGGCTGAACCCCTGAATAGCTGGTATAAGAATATCGATAACTCCCAGGATGGTGTTAACGATTCTTCCAAGGGTGGCCCTACTTCTGTATTGGCCATTCCTGGTTATCGTTATTTCCAAGCTCGTGGTTACGTCCCTGTTACGGCAACCTCTGGCTCTGGCCCTGTTGCATCTGCTTCCGTTATCATCCCTTCGCCCTATCGGCAAGATGACACCCGTACCGATATTACCGGTCTGGTGATCTCTGGTAGTGCAACCCAGTCCGCTTACGTTTATCGTACTGCGATCTCCGTTGCTTCTGGTTGGGGTGATGGTCGTGTTGCTTCTGGTATCTACGCTGCTACTGGCAACGTGATCTCCTTTGGTCGCGACAACGCTGGTAGCCCTGTTGCTTACTCTGGTGAGCCTACCGCACAAGCTAACCTTGCCTCTACCGTCTCCGGTACGCAAGTAGGTGAGATCTTGTTCGCTGGTGGCGTACAAGCATTTGGTAACGTGCCCCTTCTGACCGCTACTGGCCAGTCTGTGACTGTTACCGGGCTTTATCCCGCGTACACCGCTGCGACTACCTTCAAGGTGTTCTCCAAGGCCTCTGCTAACGCTACGGCAACTGCTGGTGGTTTCTATATCTCCAGTAGTGACTCTACTGCCGGCCGCACTGGCTACCTCTGTGTCGAAGTTTGCTACATCGTTCCTGACGATGCCCCTGGCTACGAAGACATTGATGGCTACCTAACTGGTCGCACTGTTAGCTGATTAGGCTAAACTAAGACCAGATTGTTAATTGATCTGGTCTTATGTCTACCAGCACCGAAGAAATTCTCCATCGTCATAAAAAGACTGGAGCACGGGTAAGGATTGTTAGTGAGTGGGATGCAGGTGATTGGTTCATGGTCGAAGACCAAGATGGTCGCCTGTATACCGCTTACAAAACCGAATTGCTTCCTGATGAGCAAGCGACTCAAAAAGTCAAAACTCTTCAAGTAAAAGATCGAGCATCTAAAGAAGCACCTCGTACTTTCCCCCCTGATACAAGGCTTAATATCAATGGGGCTACAGCCCAAATGATTGCAGACCATATTAAGGGTATTGGTCTAAAAACTGCTCGAGAAATTAAAGATCTTCAACTTTCTTTATCGGGTGAGAAATTCAGCAGTCTTGAGCAGTTGAAACAGATTAGAAGGGTCGATTGGGAATCCGTAATGGCAGCCGATCTGATCCGCGTTTAACACATCTACCTTTCCGCTTTTACCGCATTACTTGCCCTGGGTAACCGGGGTTTTTTCTTGGTAAAATTAAAAATAAAAGATATATGGCTTATACACCAATAAGATCTGGTTACACAGGCCCAAGTAAAAATATTGGTGGGTCAAGTGAATATCATGCGGATTTAAAAATACTTGAATCTCTGCCTTTAGCCGAGAAAATAAAAGCGTTTGACTCCCTAGCAAATCAATATGCGTCAATAGGAAGAGAGATTGAATTCTCTAATCAAGGCGTAGCAGGGAAGCGTTACAGTACCGCGTTGCCCATGGATGATCGTGCGCAACTACTGATGCAAGCATCTGGCGCACATGCTTCTCGCCCTGGTTGGAGTTCATTTGATTATTACGTACCTTTCAAGGGAAAATCTAGATTTGATAAAGGCGCTGTAGAAGGAGCATCTATCTATCTCCCTGGTGTCGCAGGAGGAAAAATACGAAGGGGAACCGCAAGTGATTATGGTTTTTACTCAGAATCACTTGACCCTAGCGGAAAAGTTTTATTTAAAGTTGGTCATGGTGACATAACCAGACCTGAGACTGGTGATGTGAATGTTCTTGGGCAGGCTCCCCCCGCCCCTAAATTACCAGCAGCAACAGGTCAACAAGAAACAAAAGAGAATGATGGCGCAGATGAAGTGAAATATGCTTTATTTCAACAGCTACTAAATCAAAGTCAACAACCTTCGTTAACTCAACAGTTGTTAAACCAAGAGTTGTCTAGGTTAATGCCAACACAAGGCCTGCTTGGATAAGTGCTTTTATAATAAAACAATACTGAAGGCAAAAAGTGCGTTTATCTGATTTCGACAAAAGTAGAGTCAGGTACCACTTGGGGTATTACGTTGTTTCCGTACCAGCAGGTGATTACTCTCGCCTGGAGGAGTCCCTAAACACAGTACCTGATTCTTATTTTTACGATAAGATCATTATTCAGGTTGGTCGCTGTGACACGGCTGAGAAGAAAACTGAAGTAGCCACTTCGCCTTCTAC